AGGGTTAGGTGATACAGTAGAAAAAATTACAAAAGCTACTGGTATTAAAAAAGCTGTTAAATTTCTAGCAGGAGAAGATTGTGGTTGTGATGAAAGAAAAGACAAACTAAATAAATTAATTCCTTATGCAAAACCCAATTGTTTAGATGAATGGGAATTTAATTTTTTACACGAATGGTTTAATAGAAAAACAAGTATTGTAACATTAAAAAATCAAAGAGATTTTGTAAAAATATACAATAGAATATTTAATGCTAAAAAGAAAATTAGTTCTTGTAATACTTGTGTTAGACAAATTGTATTAGATTTGAAAAAAATATACAACGAATATTTATGACACTATTTCAAAAACAAGCTTACGAAGCAAACTTTAATTATGTTGGTACCATTTTATTAGAGTTGTTCAAAAAATCAAAAGACCAAAAAAGAAAAAAAGCAAGCAATATTATTAAAGCCTTTAATGAAATGTATATGCATACAAATATGCTTAATCAAGAGGTTTTAGTTCTACAAAGAAAACTTGAAATAGAAAGAACAGCTAAGTTAAGAGCAATAAAATCATTAAAAAAAATTAGAGATAATGAGTGATAGTGTTAGTAAATATTTTGAATTATTAGAAAAAGGTGGTTATGTTTCTAATAGTACTTATGAAAAAGATTCTATAGTTGAAAACGTTAAAACATCTTATGATAATCGTTCTAAAAAAGGTAAAGAAAAATATGGTAAAACATTAGAAAGAAATGATTTGACCTTTATAGAGTGGTTACAACATCTACAGGAAGAATTAATGGATGCAACTTTATATATTGAAAAACTTAAAACAGAATACAATGCCAATTCCAACTCCTAAAAAAAATGAAAAACAAAATGAATTCATACAAAGATGTATGAGTAATAATGTTATGGTTAAAGAATACCCTAATGTTAACCAAAGATTAGCTGTTTGTGCTGTACAATTTAGAAAAAAACAGTAAAAATATTTTTTTTATTGAAAAGTTATTGATATATTTGTAATTCAAATAACAATTAATAACAAAACAAATGGAAACAATATTTATACATTTAATCGAAGATGAAGATGTAGAAGTCGAGGTTGACTTTAAATATTATGAAGAAGAACCAATGGTAATGTATTACTCAGATATGAGTGGCCATCCAGGTGATTCAGCATATACTGAAATATTTTCCGTAAGATTAAACGGAATATGTATATTGAATGTAATGAGTAGTAAAGCTATTGATGATATAGCAGAAAGAATAACAGAAAAACTTGATCCATATAACCAATGAATATATTAAAAAAAGCAAATAAGATAATTAACAAACGTTCTCAAGAAAAAGAAAGAATGTATGGACCTTTTAGCGAAGGTATGGAAAGAGCAGCAATGATTGCTTCAGGTGCAACAGGTAAAAAATTAACTCCTCAAGATATGTATATGTGTCTTGTGGCTTTGAAACTATCTAGACAATCCTATAATCACAAAGAAGATAATTTATTAGATGCTGTAGCATATTTAGGTGCATTAAATAATTATAACACAGGAAAATGAAAATATTATTTACAGGCTCAACAGCTAAACAAACAGATGATAATGCTTGGAAAAGAGCAAGAGTAAAAAGAATTGATGATAGTTCTATTATTTGTAACTCATTACGCAAACAAGGTTATATAGTAGACAGAAAAAAAATACAATGGGGTGAAGATTTATCAGAATATGATATAGCTATTGTAGGTGTAGGATGTTTTGGTAGTAATAATTATAGTGGAGATATTTTCAATTCATTATATGCTTTACATAAAATACCCAATTCCTTAGTTTTTTACGAAGATTGGAAAATAGAATCCAATATGAAATCATTTAAAGGAATGTTAAAATCAGGTGTATTAGAAAAAAGTATTGCTAAAAAATGGAGTAATGGAAAACATTTTTATGGTGGTGTAGACAATCCTGATTTTGATGTTGATATAGCAAAAGAAATTATTAAAAAACTTTCTAATGGTTTTTATGATGCTTTAATTCCAGCATTTGATTGGGGTAATAAAGATATAGTAAGAAAAATAATAAAATCAAAAAACATATACAATTTAGATTTATCTCCTTATGTATTAGAAAATTGGAATGTAAATTTGAGACCAGAACCACAGGAAAAAAAGAAAGCTTATATGTTAGCATCATTAGTTGACCATAGAAGATGGGTTAAAAAAATGGGTTTAACTTGGCCTGTTGTTTATTATGGTGCAAAATCAATAAAAGACTCTATAAAATTAGATACTGAAACAGATGTATATAATGAATGTGGAAAATATAGGGTAATTCTTTGTCCTGAATATCCACACTCTGGTAGTGGTTGGTTCAGAATTAGATATGTTTATTCTGCATTGCAAAAATCAATTATTCTTACATCATTAAATGACTTAAAAGCTTTAGGCTTACCATATAAGCATATTGAATCTTTATCTGATAATGAATTAGATGAGTATGCGTTACAACAAAGACAAGCGATTTTCAAACAAGCTTGGAACAAAGACAAATTTGATAGTAGAATTAAAGAGATAATAAATGAAAAAACATCAAATGTACTTGTTTAATTTTGCAGGACAAACATTAAAAGGAGAATACTTAGGTGAATTTAAATTAAACGATAATTCAAAAATATTTAAATTTAAAGATAAAAATGATTATATTTATTCAATAAAAAAAGAAAACGTATGTGGCAATTTGAAACAATAACAGAAGCATTTGAATATTATTATGACAAATTAGATTCTCAAATAGAATCAGGTAATGGCACAAAAGCTTTATACAATCAGATTTTTACTATTGTAGATACTTCTGAAAAAATAGTTAAAACTCCTTGGCGTAAATTCAAACAAGATTATGCTGAAAAAGAATGGGAATGGTACTTATCTAAAAACCGTGATGCTAGTGAAATAGCAAAAGTTGCCAAAATATGGTATAATCACATGGATGAGAGAGGTTATGTGAATTCTAATTATGGTTGGCAATGGAATCGTAATGACCAATTGCAGTATGTAATTAAAGAACTTCAGAGAGATAAGTATTCTCGACGTGCAGTATTATCTATATATGACGGTAAAGAACATTCTGAGTATTCTAAAGATACACCATGCACTTTATCAATTCAATTTTATTACACTCCAGATTCAGACAAATTACACATGACAGTAATAATGCGTAGTAATGATTTGTGGTTTGGATTTTGTAATGATGCATATTGTTTTTTAAAGTTACACGAATTAGTAGCTAATGCTTTAGAATCTAAGCAAGGTTTTTATACACATTATGCACAAAACTTACATATATACGAAAGACACTATGGAAAAAAAGTATAAAATATTTTTTTTATTAACAAGTTATTTATATATTTGACAAATAAATAATAATAATTATGAACGCATACAGAAACATACGTTACGATATATTCGGATATTTTGTAGAATATATGCAAGAAGGAAAATACATGGGATCTATTAATATAGAAAAACCAGATAGAGAAATTGTAGGATATTGTGGTAGACAACATCATGTTGCTACAGAAGATATTGTATTTAAAAACAAAAAAATTAAGAAAGGAGAGAAATATTACACACATTTATACCCTTTATGTGGTCGTTCTAATTTTGACCCTACAACATGTGAATTTAAAAACCAAAAAAATGGATAAATTTGAGTTAATACGCCAATGGGCAAAACAAAGAGGTATTTACGATAAAGGAGATACTAAAACACAATTAATTAAATTATATGAAGAAACAGGTGAACTCGCAAAAGCCGTACTTGATAACAATCAGGAAGAGTTTGTTGATGCTATTGGTGATGCCGTTGTGGTACTTACCAATCTTGCCCATTTGGGTGGTGTCAGTATTGAATATTGTATTGATTCTGCCTATGGTGAAATCAGCAATAGAACTGGAAATATGGTAAATGGAACATTTGTAAAAGATAAATAGTATGAGATTAGTAACTAAAAAACCAACCTGGAAACACGTAACATTCACAACCCCTAAGATAGGATTTAAAGAATGGGCTAAAGATGGATTAGAAGTTAAAATAAATGATGATTCATATAAATTTACAACATCAGATCAAATACATGCTTTACATGTTAGTCTCAATGGTTCATTTCATGGTGACGATACTTGTTGGATAAGTGTTGATGAATTAAAAAGTATAAATGCAAAAGCAGGTAGAGCAGAAAAAATAAAACTATTAAATGGTAAAGTGTGGGACAAACCACAACTATTAAAGAAAATGTATGATGATAGTTTTTATTATGGTGAACTAGGAAAGTATGCATTAAGTTCATCAGCAATAAAAGCTTTAATGGATTCTCCTAAAAGTTATGCAAGATCGTTAAACTATAAGTCAGATTCAGGTGCATTTAAAATGGGTAGATTAATTCATTTAGCTGCGTTAGAACCAGAGAAATTAGATTCACTGTGTCACATAGTTGAAGTACAATCAGCAGCAACAAAAAAATATAAAGAAAAAGTTGCTGAAGTTGGTAGTGCACAATTTGTATTTACTAGAAAAGAATATGACAAAGCAATGTATACTGTAGATGCTTTATTGCAAAATGATATATGGCAGGAATTAACAAGAGATGCAGTATTCGAACAACCAGGATTCGATATATTAAATGGTTATCCTTTTAGAGCTAAAGCAGATGTTCTTGGTTCTGATTTTGTTTGTGATTTAAAAACAACAGCAGATTTAAAAGCATTTCCATATAGTGCTAAGAAATATGGATATGATGTTCAAGTTTATATTTATTGTAATTTATTTAATGTTGACTATGATAAGTTTTTCTTTTTTGCAATAGATAAAAGTACAGGAGACTTAGGTTACTATAATGTTAGCAAAGAATTTTACGAATCAGGAAAAGCAAAAGTAGAATATGGATTGAAAATATTTGAAAGTTACTTTGTAAAACAAGAACAGGAACTAAATGAATATGTTATCAGAGGAACATTATAAAGAATACTTTTATAAATTAACATACGGTAGCGTATATGAAGGAGCAACTTTACACGAAATGCATTTAATATTAAAAGTCTACGAAGAAATAGAAGACTATTTAGCTTGTGAAGGAATAAATAAAGCTCTAGGAGAAATATCAGTAATGAAATTAAGTGAATTCATAGAAAAAATAAAATACATAAATGGAAGACTTTCAAATTAAAAAATTAAAAACCTTAATAAAACAAGAATACGGTTATAACGTTGACAATAAGACAAGAAAAAGAGAAATAGTAGAAACAAGAGCTCTTTATTACACAATACTTAAAAACTTTTCAAATTTAAGTTTATCGGCTATTGCAAGAACAGTTAAAAAAAATCATGCAACTGTTTTACATGGCATAAATAACTTTGATAATTGGAAAATGCATAATAAGTATTTAGATATAGCTTATCATACTATTGTTAGTAAATTAAACGATCTTGATAGTGTAGATGAAATAAGAGAAAATAAAGAATTGCGTAGACAATTAATACAATTAAAATTAGAGAATCAAAAGTTGAAAAATGTTGAGCAAAACAAAGATTCATTACAAGAACTTATTAAAAATCTACCTAAAGATAAGATAGAAGATATTAAAGAAAGAGTTAAAATAATGATTGATGCCTATGAATGGAAATCTAAAGATAAAATAACTGTATACGAGTGTAATGGAACAACAATATCATGAAAGAAAAAAAACAAACCCAATTGCAAAGAATATATAACTGTGAAAAAGCAATAACTAATATATATATTATGTTAGATGCTATTATGAAAAGTTTACCTAAGCATGAAATAAATGAAAAGGACAAAGTTTGAAATATTGCAACTAAAGTTTATGTTAAGAAAAATGGACTATTGTACGTTTAGCAAAGAAGAAAAGAAATTACTAAAGGATATAATAAACGAAATGCAATCTTATAAATGACAATGAAAATAATAAAAACAATCACATTATTATCCTTATTTTTATTTTACTTAGTTTTAATTATATATGGTGTTTATGTAGTAATAGCTAACATATGAAAATACAAGAATTTAATCAAATTTTAGTTTCTTACTTAAAAAAAGGAATAACAGAAGCAGTTATAAGATTTGACAATACTGGAATAACAAATGTAGAACCAATTGAAACAAACGATGAATAAAATACTGCTAATGTTCTTAACGTTATTATTGATATTGTTTTGGTATCATGTTTTTCTAATAGCATACAACCTTGGTTTTATTTATTTTGTTTTAACACTTTTATTAATTTTTTATTATTTTATTGAATAATCAATTTTTTTCAAATGAAAGGTGGAGCTAGAAAAGGTGCAGGAAGGAAATCAAAAGCTGAAGAAGTAGAGTTAATTGAAAGACTTTCACCATTAGAAGACAAGGCATTTAAGGCATTAGAGAAAGGTATTGAGTCAGGTGATTTCAAGTACGTTCAGCTATTTTATCATTATTATGCTGGAAAACCAAGAGAAACAAAAGATATTACTCTTAACACAGAACAACCTTTATTTGAACTCTAAGAGACTTTTATGGAATTTATTGTAACTACAGCAATAAAGAAATTACATGCCCTTAAAAGACGTGTAAAGGTTATTAGAGGAGGTACATCAGCAGGAAAAACATTTGGTATTATCCCAATTCTTATAGATAAAGCAATAAGAGAACCAGGATTAGAAATATCTATAGTTAGTGAATCAATACCTCATCTTCGTAGAGGTGCATTAAAAGATTTCCTAAAAATCATGATGGCCACAGGTAGATATCGTGATAATCAATTTAACAAATCAATTTTAAAATATAACTTTGCAAATGGTAGCTATATTGAATTCTTTTCAGTTGAGCAACCAGATAAACTTAGAGGAGCAAGAAGAAATATACTATATGTAAATGAGTGTAACAATATAGACTTTGACTCATATTATCAATTAGCAATCAGAACCTCAGGTGATATATGGTTAGACTATAATCCAGTTAGTACATTTTGGGTTGATAAGGAGGTACTTAATTCTGAAGATGTAGATTTTATTACTCTAACTTATTTAGACAACGAGGCATTACCTGACACAATCGTAAAAGAAATAGAATCAGCCAAAAGAAAAGCAAAAACAAGTACATATTGGAATAATTGGTGGAAAGTATATGGACTAGGACAAATAGGAAGTCTTGAAGGTGTATGCATAAAAGATTGGAAAGAAATAGATATGCCTAACGATGCAAGGATATTATGTTATGGTATGGACTTTGGTTATAGTAACGATCCAACAAGCTTAGTAGCAATGTATAAATATAATGATGCATATATATTTGATGAGGTAGTTTACAAAAAAGGATTATTAAATAGTGAAATAAGTAACTTATTAAAATCAAACGAAATTAAGGATATTATATATGCAGATTCAGCAGAACCAAAATCAATAGCTGAATTGAATCATTATGGTCATTCAGTATTACCAGTAAAAAAAGGTCGTGATAGTATTACATACGGAATTAATCTTATCAATCAAAATAAAATATATATAAGTAGTCGTAGCAAAAATTTAATTAACGAACTAAGAAACTATATTTATATGACTGACAAACAAGGTAATACTCTTAATAAACCAATAGATGCCTACAATCATGCAATAGATGCAATGAGGTATGCTATAACAAGTCAGTTAGAAAACCCATCTAAGGGTGAATATCACATTTGGTAGCTTGTTTATAATCATTATAAATTAACTACATATTTTCTTGTTAACAAAATATTGTATATATTTGTACTATAAAATTAAAACAAAACAAAATGAAAACAAATTTAGTAAAGTTAAACAAGTTAAAAGAAGTTTTAGAAGAAAAGCTTGAAAGTATGGAATGGGCTATGGACGAGCGTTCAGAAAAATGGCA